GAGGACTGTCACACGATAACTATCAACCTAGTTATGCATCATATTATATAATTTACATACCTTAATACTAAAACAATGGCATATTTACCTACAAATCCTTGTTGTACAGACGTAGTAGTAAACTCACCTTGCGGTTGCTCAAGCACTGTAAGTAGTGACCCATGTCAAACTGGAGTTCACTATTCTAAGTCTATTACATACAATGGACCGATATTACCTTGTTCTAATGCAGAACCTTGTGATGATTTGAATGTTGTTTTGTCTAAAATGGACGAAATTCTTTGTATATTGAAGAATCAACAGGCAACTAATACACAAGAGATTGCATTGATGAAACAAAACATAATAGATATAAACAATACATTAAGCACTTGTTGCCCATAACATGGAAGCATTTATAAAACTAACTACTGCGGGAAACAACACTGGATCTTTCGAACTATATTCAGATGTAGATAATTTCACAACTGCATTTGAAACAGGAGTTACGAAAGCTCAGTTAGTGAATGGTTATACAACAGCCCTAGTTCCTGATTACACTACTATTATTAGAGTGCAGTCAACTGGGTTCTGTTCTAACTTCACTGACTTTCCTTTAGATTCCATGTGTACAACCACAACAACAACCACAATACCATAATTATGGCTTTAATAGAGATAACATTAACAATAGACGGACAAGCAGGACCATTTGATTTATTTTCAGATGTAGATAACTACGCAGCACCTTTTGATACTCAGGTGCCTGCTGCACTGTTAACTGCTGGATATATAGTAGCAGCCCCTGCAGGAACTGCAACTGTAAGAGTTTGTTCTACAGGTGCATGTACTAATTGTGTTGATATCCCTACTAACTGTCCTACAACCACTACAACTACTAGTTCTAGTACATCAACCACTACAACTAGTTCCACTTCAACTACTACAACTACTACAGAACAGCCACCAAATAGATTTAACTGGGAGTTGATAACAAACACTCCAAGTTCTCTAGTGGCAGCAGATCCACAAAGTAGTAACTTAAGAATAGATGTTAACGGAGTGAATGTAGTAGATGCAACTATTTCAGGTAATGCTTCTTCACAAAGTGGAACAATTGCAATACTTCCAGGTGATGTAGTTTCTGCTCAACTAGGTAGTAATAGAATAGGTGTATATACCTTTATTAACAGTATTATAAAAGATGGTGTGTTATATCAAGCACAAGATGTATGTAATAATTGTGGTAATGCATATACCACATTTATGAGCCCTGATTATACTGGAGCAGGAATTGATGTAGACTTTAGTTTTGTAGCTGATACATATAAAGAAGAAACAACAACAACTACTTCTACTTCTAGCAGTAGTACAACAACTACTACATCTACTTCAACATCATCATCAACCACAACTACAACAACAACTTGTGATTGTAGTCTGAATGGTGCAAGTGCTGTAATAACTTCAGGTACAACAACAACAAAACAACCACCACCAACAACAACTACTACAACATCATCTGCTAGTGGTATTCTACATCCAGCGATGAGATCAACTCAATCTGATCCTAATCAACAAATAAGTATTTGTGAATTCTCAATAACTACATTTATTTGGAAAGATGGAGTAGCACCTCAACCACAAATAAATGATGTATTGTACACAAATCCAAATGGATCATCTGTATTTAATGGAGGTGGAGATTACTGGCATTATGAACCGTCTTTGAATACTCCTGACCCAATTAGTTATTCTGTACGAGTAGATACAAATGGAGTAATTCAATACGCAGCACCTTGTAACGCTTAAAATATAAACTATGGCACAGACAATAAATATAAAGGTAACTTCTCCAGGAGTATGTTCTGGACCATGTGATCTATATTCAGATGCAGATGGGTATACAACTGCTTTTGCTACAGGTATATCTATAACAGTACTATCAAGTATAATAGGATATAATACCACTTCTGTACCTCCAGGAGCAACTACTATTCGTATACAGAATGATAATGCAAATTGCAGCAACTTTGTTGATGTTCCAATAACTACATAGATATGTCCGGAGATGCTATTATTATACAGGCTAGTTACGTAGGAGATGATGCAGGACCTTTTAATCTATTTTCTCAGGTTAATGGATTTACAGAAGCATTTGAAACTGATGTAACAAAGAACCAACTCTTAGCAGGGTTTGTATCTTATAATGTTCCTGTGGGAACTACAGTTGTTAGAGTCATGTCTACCAGTCCAGAGTGTACAAACTATAAAGATGTAGATATTGTTGATCTACCTGATTGTCCTGATAGAACTTTGGTATTTCAGATATGTAATTCAAACTCTCTAAAAGATGACAACTTTGATATCTATCTGAATGGAATACAGATAGGATCTGTTGATTTGAATTCAAACTCACAAGTAGGATCTATATTCATAGCAAGCACTTCAACTAAAATAATTACACAACCAGACTTTGCATGTCCATTAAGTAACATGCAAGTATTTTTCTTTGATCCCAGTCTTCTTGCTCCAAGAAATGAGATAGAGATGAAGAATACACAAAACAATGGTAATGGTAACCAAGGTTCGATAGGTATTAGAAATTATTTAACTACTGGAAACACACTAACAGATCCATGTAATCTAGACGATTTAGATTTTCTCGGTGGTAGTGGACAAGATTTTAATTTTGAATTCTTCTACACTAGCTGTTGTGGTACACCATAATAAAAAGTCCTTTTTTGTTGGTTTTAAAGGACTTCTCCTAGGGGCTATAATGCCCTTGGGAGTTTTTATTTATAACGAAACTAATTATAAAGAATAACCCCGGTGGTTAAATTTTTTATGTTAAATCAAATAATTTATCTATCTTTGAGATATTTTCTAATTAAATACGATATATATGTCTGAGAATCAGAACCTTCTCGATCAACTAAAAGAGTTGTTGAGAAGAAAAAGAAGCGAACAGTGGTATGCTGATAAATTAGGTATCACAGTTGACGAAGTAAAAGAATTAAAAAAAGAACTAAAAGGAAAAAAATATGATGAGGGGGAAAAGTTTTTAAGCACAGCAACTAACAGCAAACAATTTGAAGATGCAGTAAGAAAAGTTAGCAATGAACAAGGGACAATAGAAAGCACAATAACTCTAGACTTTGAACCAAAAAGTGACAAAGAGTTAGCTGAGTTACATAAAATAGACCTAGATAGATACGTTATTACAAACTACTGGTCTAAGGTTCTTCCCAGTGGGAAGTTCACATCTTCAGTCTTTTCTAGAAGAAAAGGTCCGAAAGATTATACAGCTGATGATTTCAGCAAGTTCTTAGAGAACTATAAATCAAACTACATTCCAATCCCTTCACCAGATAAAGATCAATCAAAACTCTGGGCAGATGTTGAATTATCCATTTCGGATTATCACTTAGCCAAGAGACATGTAGATGGGGATAATGATCCAACTATTAGAGTGATGAGATTCTTTGATGTTGCAGAGAATCTAACAGAAAAGGTTAGATCAGTTTATGATATAAACAAGATAGTCTTTCCTATATCAAATGATTTCTTTCACACGGATAATTATCACAAGTCTACTACTAATGGTACTCCTCAGGATATAATGATGGACTATGCTACAGAGTATGAACAAGGATTTAATGTTCTAGTTGATACAATCAAAATGCTAAAAGCAAACTGTGAGCATGTAGAAGTTATACTTGTACAAGGTAATCATGACAGAACAAAGGGTTTCTATTTGGCTCACGCTTTGGATATATATTTTAAAGCTGATGACAATATAACTTTTGTAAGAGAAGACGGTCTGGTAAAAGCTACTGTAGTAGGTAATACATTTATCGGTTTTCATCATGGTAACTGTAAAATTGATGCCCTACCTCTATTGTTTGCAACACATCCAACTTATAGTAAATGGTTTGGAGATGCTACATACAGAGAGGTGCACACAGGTGATAAACATCACTACATGGCTAAAGAGATAAAAGGGGTTAGAATACAGCAGATGCCTAGTTTATCTGGAGCAGATAGATGGCATAAAGATAATAACTTTGTACACAGTGTACGAGCTGCTTTAGCTTTAGTCTATGATAAGAAGGTAGGTAAGGTAGCTGAATTTGAAGAAAGAATATAATGGCACCAAAATTAAAACCAAGCACAAAAGAATACTTAAGAGATTCAAACGGTAGGATGCTTCAGAAGTGGGAATGGAAACATTACACAGTTGCAAGTACTTCTACTGCCGAACTTAAAAAACTATTAACTAGTCCCTCTATGACAAGAAAAAAGAATGTCATACAGAGAGAGCTTGAGAAAAGAAAATTATGGCAACATTAAGAAAATTAGTATCAGATGTGCGTGGAACGCATAAAATTTTATCAACTGATGCACTTATCACAGACAGAGTTATTGCTTCTGAGATAAGAAGTCAGTCTCAATTATTGATAAAAAGAGAAACTAATTTAAGAAAACTATGGGCAAGTGATACACTATATACTACTATCCCATGTTTAGAGATGAAGGAAGTTCCCATCTCAGACTGTTGTGAGTACGCAGAGGAATGTAACGTATCACGTACAGTAGATAGATTACCTAGAATATCTGAAGGTAACTATCAATATGTAATACAGGGTGTATATTCCATAGATGCTATGGGAGGAACAGGCACCAAACTAAAAGAAATAACAATTAATAGATACTTAAATTTATTAAAATTACCAATAGTAAAGAACGAATATTATTTCTGGATATCTGATGGATACCTATATGTAAATAATCCTTTGTTAAAAGCTATTAGACTTTCAGCATTCTTTGAAGAGGATGTACCAAGCGAAATTATGTACCCAGATTGTGACTGTGGAGGTGTAGAGGTAACAGATGAAGAGTATTGCAAAAACCCTTTGGATAAGGAGTATGCACTACCTGGTTATCTAGAATCTTCAGTTCTTGGTTTAGTATCACAAAAACTTCTAGCTACATATTTCCAAATCAAAACCGATATGAGTAATGAAGGCATAGATGGACAAGCTCCAAATGCCCAACCGACTCAGTAATAATTATATATGTCAAGAGTAGCAGTTGACTGGCGAAGTGCAAGTAAAAAGAATTACGAGGACTTCTGTAAGACACACCCTTTAGTATCCTTAACCTTCGATGAGTGGAGGAACATTCTTTATGGATTCAACGAGTCATTCAAATACTACATATTAGAAACAGGAGAAAAAGAAAAACTTCCAACTGGTTTTGGTGAGTTTTCAATTAATAAAAAGAAAAGAAAAAGAACTAAAGGAATCAATGGAAAAGAGTTTGTAAACCTACCTATTGATTGGCAAAAGACTAGAGAGAAAGGAAAAATTATATACAACTTTAATTATCACACTGAAGGATATTTCTTTGGATGGATGTGGTTTAAACAAACTGCTAGATTTAGAAACTCAGATCTTTGGTATTTCAAACCATCCAGAAGAACCTCAAGAGATCTTTCTCACTATCTAAAAGCAGACCCTAAATACCAACATACATATCATGAATGGAAAAAATAAGTTATGTCATACTACTATAAATACGATTTTGTATCCCCAGAGCCTCTCTACGCTACTGTAAAAGAAGAACTTAAAAGTTATTTTGATACTGGTGCTGTAGATGATTTGATGTTTCCTACCTACTTAGATAAATGTCTAAGAAAGATGGGTAGAACAACTTATAAAATTACTACAGAAGTTCTGTTTATTGAGGACTTTGAAGCAAGATTACCAGACAACTTTCATGCAGTAAG